TTCTTCATAATAAGATCTATACTACCAATCATTAGCACATTGGGTATTTCATCTACTACATGTTCAGTAATAGGTATTTCTATGCCCACTAAAGTATTATTTTTAAGACTAAAATACTCAGTTCTCTTCTTTTTAATATACTCAAGTATTGTATTACCGTCTTCTAAAAATTCTTGTAATTCTGTAGGATTAGAAAAATGATTTCCATTATTAGAAGTGAGCGCCTCTTTATAATTTTCTATCATTCTCTGTTTAAAAAAACCTAGTAAATCAATTTTATCTGCAGCAGTTCCAGATTCTGTATACATTATCTCTATATACTTTTGCAGAGCCTCATGTATAGAAGTTCCAAAAGTTAGATGAATACTTTGCTCAAATTTTTTATTCTTCTTTACATATTGCAAATACCAATTATGAGGACATGATTTATACATGCTATATTGCGAATATGATATAGCTTTTTGACCTAAATCATATCTAACTCCATAATTCTGATTAGGCATCTAGCTGAGTTTTTTGTAATTCTTTAGGCATGAAATCATCATTAGTATGTCCACACACTGCACAGCAAAATACTTGAATAGGCACAAGTGCATCTTGAGGAGTGCCAGTTAGAAATTTAGAAGCTTTACGGATTAAAAGCCCATCTCTAAATACATTTCCACCACATTTTTCACATACTACTACTGTAGTCTTATCTAATGATATGTTTAATTTCTGATTGTTCATAATATAATATGATTATAAATGTTATTAAATTTAAATTTATCCTTTAAGTAGATTAATTAATTGAGGTTTAGACATTGCACCTACTGCCTTATTTACTGTTATGCCATTTTCCATTACTACGATTGTGGGTACTGATGTAACTGAATGTGCTTGGGCCATAGATGGATTTTGTTGTGCATCTATATAATTTACATTAATGCCTAGTTCTAGTGCAGTAGATTGTACTAGTGGTTTAAACATTTTACAAGGTGTACATGTCTGTGTTGAAAAATAAAGTACGCTTCTCATTTTATATTAAAAGTTTGATGTTGAAAGATTTTTCATATAATCTAAAGTATTCTGATTTGTTATAGTATGAATATGCTTTATAGCCTCTTGATCTATAGGAATACATGTATTATTAGTAACTAAGTGTTCTATTAAACTATCCTGAGTAATCATATTAGTAGGATCTAGTTCATACACTTTTCCAGAATATGGATTATTTAATTTATTAAGAGGTACTGCAATAAAATAAGTTCTATAACTATTTCTAATCTTATTTAATTGATTTCTTTTAATCATAAAAGATTTATCTTTAATCATAGGTACTAGAGTTTTTACTTCTACATTTTTTCCATCTATAGTCATATCCTTTTCATGATCAAATGGATTTTCAGATAGTATTGTAATTATACCTCTTGAGTTAAAGTAGTTTGCTATGATCTTTTCTCCTAATGTACCTAATTCCTTATTCTTGTATTCTACTGATTTTGCATACATTCTTATTGAAAATTTAATTTATGTTTATAGTATGATTTATGCTTTTCTACTCCTGGTATATTCCAACCATTTTCAAAATCACTCATAGTATGATGCGGCTTTACATAATATTCCCAAATTGGGTTTTTTATATATTTTAAAAAAACACATAACAAATCCTCTAAATCCATAGGTTTCATATTATATCTCTCTGCTAATTTTATAAAATCCCCATATTTAAATCCAGGCTTTAGTATTTTCATTGAGGCTGTAGCAGTAGGACCTAATTTACAGTGTGTCCACTCATTTATTTCAAATAGACCATTTAGTTTAGTGTCAAGATTTACATAATTTGCAAGATCTCCCGCCATTAAAAGATAGTGGAAATTAAATGCATGGAGTTTATTATCTCTATTATACTCATTCATTATATCTACTATACCATCAAGACTAGTACCTGGTTTTATTTTATCAATAATATGATCTGCCCAAGGTCTAAAATGATTTATTACTAGATCTTTTAGTGGATAACGTGGAGGTTGATTTACACAGCAGCTTACAAAATTTCCAGTATCTGCTTTCATAAAAGGATAAAAATCTTCATAAGAATTAAATCTTTGGAAATTCAATAATATAGTATTATTATATCCATGATTATATTGATTTGAAGTACCTGATCCAAATATTCTATGTGAGTAGATCAAGAAGAGATAATCATAAATTCCCCAATTAGGATTTGCTACTGGTTTATATAGATCCCAAGTGAGTGAATTTTCTTGCATAAAATAATCTTCAAGCAAGAATATAAAGCCCTCATATCTTCTATCAATATTATGAAATAAATTTACATTATCTATATATTTATCTCCAGTATTAAATTCTCTTTTCTTAGTATCTATAAAAACTTTTTCTGTCTTTCGATTAATATCTATATAATAGTCAAGACATTCTAGAGCTATTGGATTAAATCCCTGTTCATTTAATATCACACTCTTCTTTGTAATTTTTTCTGTATCTTCAAGTTTATATACACTCTGAGATCCTTTAGACTCCTCTTGCTCTACTGATATATTATCTTCTATTTTACATTGATATTCTTGAGTCTCTTCATTTTTAAATGATACATAGCTTTGAGATACTGTAGTTTCCATATCTGGAATATCAGAGAATTTCATATAGCTAGTTTGAGGTTTGATCTTATCATAATGTCTCTTATAGATATGGAGATTTGTAATAAACCAATGCATTTCACCCATTGAAGTATTTGTATCAAAACAAATCTTACTCATAAGCTTTGCAAAAGTATATTGATCATTGCAGAATCCCAGCCATAAATCAATACTTCTTGCGAATACTGTAAGATTAAGTCGACCATCAACTATTGTGAAGTTTAATACAACATTACATGGAGTGTCTGAGGCATATCTGTCTAGCTCATTTATATCGTAATGAACTACTATCGCTCTTCTTGTATTCGGGTTGCTCTTGAGCTCCTGGATAGCACGATCTAACTGTCCATTTTTATTCCAAAAAAATCCATAATTACTATTCACTTCTGTAGTGCCTGGAATCATCATGTTCTTCCATATCTTAGCACGTTCAGAAATTTCAGATGCGTCTCTATTTCCTGTTAAATACCAATGCCACTCATATTCTGCATAGTCTACATTAAACTTACGTTCTGGTTCTGTGATAATCATCTGCATTGGATTATCTAAAGTAAAAGAGGCATTAAATTTTGCTTTAGTACTAGCAAAATCTACCCCCGTAGACATTATATCTAAGTAAAGACTTTTAAATGCTTCATTTGCGTTTTTAAATCTCATATTTGGAAATTTCTATAAATTGTTTTAAAAAATCTATACCATCAGTTTTTCTATACTGCTCTAGATATAGTACTCTTTTTATTCCAGATTGTAATATTAATTTTGCACATTCAATACAAGGACTAAGAGTCAAATATAAAATGGCATTATTTATTGAATATCCTGATTTTGCAGCTTTAAGAATAGCATTCATTTCAGCATGTACAACATACGGGAGTGTAATATTGTCTCTTTCACAGCAATTATCCATTCCAGAAGGAGTACCATTATACCCAAATGCTATAATATTTCCATCTTTTATTAAAAGTGCACCTACTTTATTTCTCTCACAATGAGAAAGGGTGGCTATCTCTTTTGCAATATTAAGATAAACTTTATCTAATTTTGACACAACCTTTATTTTATTTTTTTAGTTAATTCCAGTACTTCCAAATCCACTTTCACCTCTTTGAGTCTCTATAGAATCTAATTGATCTACTACTTCAACTTCTTCATAATTTACTGGTACGAGTATAAACTGAATAATTTTTTTACCTGCTTCAAGTATATCATTTGCTTTACCTGCATTGAATACGTGAATATGAATTTCTCCGGTATAATCCTCATCTACTATTTCAGCTCCTTTAATGAGCTTATTTTTTGTAGCTATTCCACTTTTATTTGCTGCCATTAACATATATCCAGTAGGAATATTTGCTTTAATACCTGATGGAATTAGAATATCTTCTCCTGGTCTAAGTATTGTACATTCAAAATCATTTGGAATATAAAAGTCTATACCTGCACTTTTATTAGTGCCTCTGGTTGGAGTTTTTACTGGTCTTGTTTTAATTATCTTCATATCTTATTTTGTTTTATTATAATCTTCTTTATAATGATCTACCATTGCTGCCATATAAGATATAGCATCTAGTATATTATCATACTTTTTACTATAAGATTCTCTAGACATTTTTAATGCTACCATACAAAGATACATGTCTTTTGCTGTAATTTCTTTATTGCACATAGTAGAAGCTAATAGAGCGGCTTTTTCCATACTCTCTTTCATAGGACCATATTGTCTAGATCCCTCTTCACCTCTTTTAAAAACTATATTATTTGCTTGTTCTAATATATTACTCATAATAGAATTTAATCATATTATTATTATTAAGACAATATATCCTGTAAGTATGGATAATATTTAGGTTTGAGATGTACACTTTGCCTAGATTCTAAAATATCTAACATCGCAGTACCATCATCATCAATCCAGCTATCTGGCCATGATATAAATTTAAGTCCAGAATTAGCGATAATATCATTTGCTATTTGTCTTAATTCCATTCTTTGCTGTCTAGATCCAAAAAATGGTTGCTTTTTATATAATCCAGTTCCTGGTATTTTACGAGATTCATGTTCTATTGGAAGTAATTGAACTAGTATAGGATTATTTAATTCTTTTGCAAAATTTACATATTTTGTAAATAATTCTTTTGTGGCAGTAATTGGATCTACTTGACGAGCTAGATGGAATCTGGTATCAATATTTCCAAAGTAAAGTACTACATTACCTGATCTAGTTGCATTTATAGCTTGTGCATTTGCATGTTTAAGCCAACCATATAGCGTTTTACCTGGATTAAAACTAAGAGCGTACCCTGGTCTCCAGACTGAGAGAGAATGTGAATCTCCTATTACAATATTAGGATTTGGTTTAGAAAAATAATCTACAGCACTGCTTATAGGCCAATTATGACTATCGACTTTTATCCTCTGGTTAAATTTTCTAAAATCAAAAGTTTTATTAACAAATTCAAATTCGCCTTCAAATTCAGATATTGCCTGCATCTTCTCAGTATGAATTGACTGAGGTCCTCCTGGGATATTAAAACTACCATCAGTAAAATTTACACCTTCACATATATAAAGTTTTTCATATTGACTCCAAGTACTAGGATCTGGATTGACATCTATTACATCTTGTGGATTTTGATCTTTGACCATTTTTGCGCATATGAGACCATATCCAGATCCTTGAGAATTCATCCCAGTTCCTACATTACTCATTATTGATATTAATGCAGCTTTCATAAATCTTTATTTTTTATTTGCAGAAATAATAATAAAAGCTTTTATAATCCATATCTAGAAATAAAAGCTTTTATTACATATATTATGGTTTAAAATTGAATTATAATCAAATAATTATATAATATCCTTAGTAGAGATTACATACCCATGCCCATCATAGGATCTGGAGTGTCTTGCTCTTTATCTGATTTTTTTTCAAGTACCACTGCATCTACTGTGAGTATTGTACCAGCTACACTCGCTGCATTTTTTATAGAAGATATTACTACTTTTGTAGGATCAAGTAGACCAGCTTCAATACCATTTACTACTGCTCTATTTTTAGCATCAAATGTTGTAAATACATCGTCTTTAGAATTTACATTATATAAAATTTCATACCAATTCTCAATACCTGAATTTGATAGAATTGTTTTAAATGGCGCATAGCAGGCAGTTTCTACTATAGAAAGAGCAATCTTTTCATTTGAATTCCAATTTATAGTATTATTCTTTATAGACATAAATGCTTTGATAAGTGCAATACCACCGCCTGGAAGTATACCTTCTGCAAGTGCGGCTTTAGTCGCCAGAAGTGCATCTTCTACTCTGTCTTTCTTTTCTTTGATCTCAATTTCAGAATTTCCACCTACATTTATAATAGCAACTCCACCTACAAGTTTACCAAGACGCTCTTGAAGTTTCTCTTTTTCAAAAAATGATGTTGCACTTTCTATCTGCTCTTTAATCTCATTTGCTCTATTAGAAATTGCTGTCTCATCCCCTTTACCATCTACTATTGTAGTAGTCTCTTTAGCTACTGTGGCAAGACGTGATTTACCTAGATATTTATCTAATTCTGAAGATGAGAGTTTATCAAGTTTATGTCCTTTGCTTTTTGACATTACTGTACCTCCAGTAAGAATTGCCATATCTTCAAGAATCAAAGTTCTTCTATCTCCAAAGTCTGGTGCTTTTACTGCACATACTTTTACTACATTTCGCATTTTATTTACGATCATTAGTGCGAGTGCCTCATCTCCAAAATCTTCTGCAATTACTAGAAGTGATCTATTTTCAGTATTTGCTTTCTGTAAAAATGGAATCATTTCAGCTGCAGTTTGAATACGACCATCATAGAGCATAATATAGCAATCATCTAGTACTGCATTCATTGTAGTATTATTAGTCACAAAATATGGACTCTTATATCCACGATCAAATTGCATACCTTCAACTACTTCAAGAGTAGTTTCACCGGTCTTAGATTCTTCAATAGTCACAATACCTTCACGACCAACTTTATCTATAGCAGCAGAAATCAGCTCTCCTACTTCAATATCATTATTACCTGAGATAGTTGCCACTTGTTTAATTTGATCTTCTGTGCTGACATCTACTGATAGTGATTTAAGTTGATCTATAATCATAGAGACTGTCTTATCAATACCGTGCTTAACTTCTACTGCATTAACTCCTTGACGTATAGTCTTCATTCCCCCTTGAATCATCTTTGTTGCAAGTAATGTAGATGTTGTTGTACCATCACCGGCCTCATTTGCTGATTTAATTGATACTTGTTTTACCATCTGTGCTCCAAGATCTTCTATATCATTTTCAAGTCTATTAAAGGCCTTTGAGCAAGTTACTCCGTCTTTTGTGGCTTTTACTTCACCATAAGGTTCACGTATTAATACTGTGCGACCTCCTGGACCGAGTGTTGATGATACTATATCATTGAGTTTATTAATTCCAGCAAGAAGTTGCTCTTTAAGTTCTGTCCCTATTAAATGTTTTGTTTCGCTCATAATCTATTTTGATTGTTTTTTAATTTGCTTTTTCCACCCAAAGACCATCCAATATGGATATAGTCTTCTAAATTTTGTTTTTGAATATACTTATTTTTACCGTCTTTATTAATACAAATAGAATTTGAATTATGAGAAATTCTGCCTTTATTCTGAATTCCAAATCTAGATAAATCTCCAGAATGTTTTTTGCCCTTCATCCAAGTAGTTCTACCTTTATTCTGAATTCCAAATCTAGATAAATCTCCAGAATGTTTTTTGCCATAAAAGGAATTTAATTCTCCAAATTTTCCCTTTTGAGAAGCCATTTTAACTCTAGATTCCTCAGATAAATTTGGAGCGCCATCTCCTCCATCTGTAAGATTTACTAATGGACCTAATCCTAAATCTCTACGACCTATTTCTTTTATTAATTTCTTTTCTATCTCACAAGCCTCTTCCCAAGAAATATTATTATATAAAATTTTTATAGCGTATTCATGATTTTTTATATAATCTCTCCAAGTTTTTCCTCTACTTTTTTTATCAAAAGCTCTCTTTTCACTTTTACCTATTCCTATATAAAATATCTGATTTGTATCAATCCTGTGATGTTGGTATACTATAGCCATCTTTTTGTAATTTATCTTTAATAAGTTTTTCAACTAATGCTCCAAGAATCAAACAATTAACCTTACAGTGTTTTTTTAAAATGCTGTGAAGAGTTTTATCTATCTGTATTGATGCGCGTTGATTTTCCATTTATAATAAATATACGAAAAATTGTATAAAATTGTATACTATTCTGTGATGTGTGATTTTAAAAAGTTATCTATATCTTGACCAGTTACTGATGATCCAAGATGACTAAAATTCTCAATATACAAATCTTTAAGATGCTCTGGAATGTATTTATGTTTAAGTTGCATACTTACTACGTCTACACCATTCTCATCTTTAGAAGATTTTGCTTCTGTATAAAATGCCATGTAATGTGTTGGATTGTTCATATTAATTTATTATTGCTAAAATTTCTGTTTCTCTTGTTATATAATAATCTTGTCCTTCTAGTTTTACTGACATTGATCCAAGTTTTGGAATAAGTACAATGTCTCCTACATTTAGATTTGAAGGGACTTCTTTATCAGTGTGATAGTTCCAAGCATTTGAGATTGCTACTACTTCACCTGATTCTGGACGCTCTTTGCCCATGTCTGGAAGGATAATATTTCCTACCATCTCTTCCGATGTTTCTACTGGTCGCAGTACTACATGACCATTTAGTGGTTTTAATTTTGACATAACGATTTATTTAATTAAAGTTTGTTTGCTATTTTTAAAATTGCGTGTTCATCTTCTACACTCAGTCTCCATTTATTTTCAACTAGTTTTGAACAGGCATTTATAAATGTACTAGGTTCTGATAAATGCCCTATATGAGGCATTACTATCACATCACTTGATTGAGTGATATTATATCCTCTAATTTCTTCATCAATTAGGCCTCTAAATTCTAATAATTCTGGACCTGTCATTGATTCAATTATATCATAAACATCTACTTCAACTTCTGTGTCTATTTGAATGTATCTCATAACTGTATATTATTAAATTGATTTGATATTAAAAAACTTATTTTTAAAGTGTGAAATTCTATAATAAATACTCTAAATTTATATTTTAGTGGCCATCTTTCCAATTGTAGGCAATAGCTGGAGGTGCTTTAAGATCTATGCTTATTTTAGTAGTATTTTCCATACAATCTTGTACTATCTTAGCACAGATTTCTGCATCTTTTGCTGGCACTTCTGTAATAATCTGATCATGAATTTGTGCACATACCCAGCCATTTATACCTAAATCTTTGAGTCGTCTATTAATTGCAATGGCAGCACGGTTTACTATAGATGCAGATAACCCCTGAATCTGTACATTTCTGGCATTATTAATACCATTAATATAGTCTCTATACAGCTTAGTAACTTTATCTTTACCGTATTGTTTAATTAATAATTGTCTAACTTGCCAATCAGTAATAGCCTCTCCTAGAGTATCATGTATCTTTTTAACCTTGTCTAAGTGACGTATACGACCTACTTGAGTTTTTACATACCCTAGATTTTGTGCATCATATTTAGATCTGTCCATCCACTCTTTTAGTGCAGGAAATCCATTAAGATAACCATCTACTAAAACTTGTGCCTGTTTTGCTGGTATACCTAGATTCATACCAAGTGCATAAGCTCCCATACCATAAGGAATACCTAGAGCATAGGCTTTGGCTTTATTTCTAAGTTTTGGCGCCTGCTTTCTTAAGAAATTTTCTGCTTTTTTATCAGGGGAGTATTGATCTAATTTTTCTGTTTTTATTGCGATAGTAGAGTAGAAGTCCCAGTTATTCCTAAAGATGTCCTTGAGTCCATCATCTCCAGATACATGTGCGAATACATGTGGCTCAAGAGACTCATAGTCACAATCTATAAATTTATTATCTGTATCTGGAATAAAGAATGCTCTTACTAGATTTGTATATTCTACTACTATAGGATCATCATCGCCTTCTTCTTTAGGTCTAGGTAATTGCTGAGAGTCTGAACCATATCTTCCAGAGACTGTGCCATGCTGTTTATAATAAAAGAAATATCGACCATCTTCATGTGCTTCTAAGAATCTATCCATATAAGTAGATCTTATTTTTAGTAACTTACCATATATCCTTAGATTTTTAGCCCATTCATATTTATCTGAAATACTTTGAATAAGTTCATCATCAAATTGTGGTTTGCCTCCTGGTGTACTTGATAGTGATTTTATACCTAGTGCATTGAATGCAATATCTCCCATTTGATCTTTAGACTGTATATTAAAAAATAGTCCATCATTATCGTCTTTCCATAGTTTAAGACTAATTGCTTGAATATCAGAATCTTCTAATAAAAAATCATGACCTTCAATTAAAAATCTCTGTGCTGGTGAAGCGGGCAATAAAGTTAGATTTGATCTTGTAATATTATATTTTCCAGTTTTTTCAGATTTTGGAAGTGGTAATTTATAATAATCTGCAATAGCTTGAGCAAATTTGCCTTTATTACTTACTGGCCACTCTTGTTGAGCCTTATTTAATATCCAAGTTTTAACTTGTTGTTTTGATAGTAGATCTTTAGTAATTATATCTATATACTTGCTCATCTCCACATTTATCTTTTCTCTTGAAGATTTAATGAGTTCAATATCTAATTTTACCCCCTTATCTTCCATAGGTATAGTTACTTCTTTATAAAGAGGCATAACCTCATCATTAAAAAAGAAATTAGTCAAACCCTGTTCTTCAATCTTAGTAAGATAGTAATCATATATCCTAAGAGTTAAGTCAACGTCAGCACAGGCGTATTTTGAGAGTATATCAAGATCAGCTTTCCAAATCTCATAATTGTCTTTTGTAATACTGCCCCCATTTCTTTTTATAGACTCTTTAAGTTCTATCTGCTCTTGATTAGCCTCACTAGATACATCAATGCCAATTTCAGATTGTATGCTTTTAGCCACCTCTTTAAGTGCAAAAGACCCACCTCCATTTTCTGAATTTACACCCTCTTCTTGAATAGTATGCACCATAAGTATAGTATCTGCATGAATACTATTAATAAGATCTACTCCATAAAAATTCTTAACGAATCTGGCATCGAAAGATAAGTTATGCCCTATAATTTTTTTATCAATTAATAGTGCAATAATTCTCTTAGCTATATCATGGCATAGCACACCCTCTATCTTAGAGTCTATAAGCAGACCATCTTGAAGGATCATAGTAGGCATATAGTAACCATGATCCCTTTCTCCAGTAATAGAGAATCCTATAATTTTACCTTTTCTGGGATTTAGAGAGTTTGTTTCAGTATCAAATGCAATTATATCATGCTTTTGAATGTGAGCTATCATCTCCTTGACGCTCGCTAAAGTATTTACTGTTAAATATTGTCTCTGAGTCATGACTTTTATTTTTATAGGGAAGTAATCTATTTAGTGCACCTTGTCGTCTTTGGCATCCACAGTCCTGTAAACCTAGTATTTTTTTAGCAAACCATGAAGAAAATTTATCAAGTCCAAAGAAATGCGTAAATTTAGCTACAGTGTCTCCAAAACCTCTACTGCTTATCTTGTTTTTCATCTATCTTTTTTTCTAATACAGTCAATGCACTTGCTACACCTATTACTATATTGTGTATTTGTAATTCTAATTGAACTTTAAGTGATTTTATTTTAGACCACTGATACACTTGCAATATTATCAGCAATAAGATAATTGATAAATAAATATTCTCTGTTGTTATAGTAAATGTCATATTTAAATCTATGATTTTTTTATAACATTATTAAATATTTCTTATGAGTATTATAATTCTATACTCAATCTTTTAAGAAATCTCTTATATAATTGCTCATCAGTTGACCAAGCCTTAATCTTGACCAGCTCAGAATAAAAATTATCTCTTGCTGTCTCAATTCTGTCTTTTATCCACGGTCCTCTTAGGAATAAAAAAGGAACTGCTGTATTTTTATACTTATTATATACCTCATCGTAGCTCTTAGTCTTTATGTCAGAAAGAGCCTTAAATAGTTGGCTTTTAACTGCCGACATTGCCGCCTTATCCTTGTCTTTCTTTGCAAGCCCTGAGGCTATTGTATTTATCAGAGTTGAAGTATGTGCATCAAATTCTGCAGGTGAATTTAAGTGCGCTATAAGATCCTTTTCATATTGCTCTATTTTATCTGGGTTTGCATTCTTACTCGGGGCTTTAGGCGCTCTCACTCCAAGTTTTGCATCTAATTCTGCATCATAGGCTTTTGGGTCTATAGCATGTACTAGTTCATGTTCTATGCTTGTTACAAAATTATACTCGTCTGTTAATTTTGAGAGATTTACTATAACTGCCCTGTTCTGCTGGTCCATTCTAGCATAAGCATTATCTTTAGGATCATTATACAGTCCTAGACTTATCGATATTAAATTACCTCTAAGATCTTCTATATTAAATATATTCTTAAAGCTCTTAGGAATATACGGGTCTTGTATATAGCTTTTAGGTGATTTCTTTTTAAGAGAGTCTGCATTCTTTTTTATGTAAGAAAACGCAGAATCAGCCTTTAATAACTGACTCTGCGGTATCTTTATTATCTTCTCAGTAAGTAGATCTACTAATTTTATCATATATTATAAATATGCTATACTGCTATCTCACATGCATTTCCAGCACATGCCACTTGATCCTTAAGATCTGTATTATCATCTGACTCTATTACTTTTGATAAGTCTATATTTGTCAATGATTTCATCATCTCTTCATATTTCTCCTTAGTGCAATCTTCAAAAGGTGCTTGGATATATGTATGATCTGAAAATGGAAGTACTGAAAGTCCATTATAGCAATTCTTATTCTCCCACATCCAATTACCAACTTCCTCCCACTCATTATCTTTAATTGATACTGTTGCAGAAATATTATGCGTATTTTGTCCAGTGATATGACCAGGCTTAATCCAATATTCGTAAAAATGTTTTACTCTATTTAAAAGATCTAATGCTGATTCTGTTCTTAATATTGACCCTTGTGGAGCTCTTTGAGGTACTGATATTACTGCTGTATCATGTGGTCTAAAGTATTCATCTTGTACCAGCTCTGGATGATATATGCTTAGATATGTATAGATTGCTTCATTCTTACCTACTCTTATATTCCTGATATAATATTCATTATGCCATGCATGTATGCCAGAAGATGTGCCCAGGACTAAAGAAGATGTGCCTGAGGGTTTTATTGTAGTACAACGAGCAGCAGAATTAATTCCTATGATTTTAGCCACCTCTAAATTAGTGCTTTTTACTATATTTGAGGCCATTTCAAGATCTAAATTTTGAACAACTCCAGATCCAATACCAGTCATACCAACTCCTATAAGTGCCTCTTTTTCTGTAGTTCTCTGCCAAACTGATCTAAGATAGTGGAAGTTTGTGTAACCGGCTTGTAATGTTCCAATTAGTGCAGCTGCTTTAACTCTTTTATTAAGATCTGCTTGATCTACTACATCTGATACATTTACTTCACATAAATTACAGAATTGGAAAGGACGTAGTGCAATTTCACAACAATTATGTACTAGTAATCCATTAGCAAAGAAGTTGTGATTTTTCTTCATACTAATATCATATACATCCTCATTTGATACTATACTCTTTTTTATTATTTTTATTTTGGTAATTCCAGTAATCGAATTTCTTTCCATTTTTTTAAATAGTTTATATTTTTTATTTTATATAAATTAATATTCTGTATTAATGATACTTGTGTATTTATAACTTTTTTAAGTTTTTCAACTTTATAAGAATTAACAGTTAAATATCCCTTTATTTCTACGATAGCATTCAAATTATCATACTCATCATAAATAAAAAAATCTGGAGTATATTTAGTTCCATCATCTAATTTATAAGTTTTAATTTCTGTGTCCCACTTCAGTTTATTTTCAGTTAGGTATTCAGCAAATATATACTCATAAGAACTTCTTAGCCAAACCCATTTATTTAAAATTCTATTATAATAATACCCTTGAACGCCTTTTCCATTAGAATTTTTTATTTTTAAATTTCTTCTAATTTCTTCATTGAACCACCCAGAATTCGATGCATATTCTTTTTTTGACTTATTTTTTCTAAAATTATTTAAAGATTTATTTTCTATATTAGATTCATTAAGTTCTAATCCTAAAAAAATTAAAAATGATCTTGTTAGAGTATATCCAAGATTTAAAATAGAATTAATCCTTTTAATACCAAATCCTTTAGAATATTCTCTATAGATAATATCATAAGCTTTTTTAATAATATCTTTATTTTCAAATTTCCAAATATCTCTTAAAAATAAACGCCTGTTTGAAGCTCTACTAGAATTCCCTAATTCGATAATTCTTTTAGTCGAATATAATTTATAAAGTTGCTTATACTCATCAGATATTTTTATATTACAACCTTTCTGAAATCTACCATACGATTCATTGTATACATCTAATATAAATTGAACTTCTTCTTTTGTAAAATTGGGGTACAAATCCATGTTATTATTTTACAATAAATATCAATTAAATTGAGATTAATACATCATCTTCAATTAATTTTGCTGCTTCTATCCAACCTCTATTTTCTGTATAGACTCTATGATCTGGAGTAAGTTTTATAGTTTGTCCATTATCTAAACTTAATTCTATTAATTCTGCATTTTCTTTTGTCTTTTTAGCCCAATTCATATAATCATATTCTAATTCCTTCGTATCTTCATTAAATGTTAATACCATAGGAGGATAATCACTAGTTTCATATAAATCTACTAATATCTTCATTGGAATTTGATATACTACTCCTTCAGATAAAGATTCATTTCCAGATACTCCATTGTGATCTTTTACAGTAATTAAAGAATCTCCTGAAATACACGGGTTTGTACCCCAATCTTTATCATTATTTAAGTAGATACCAGGCTCTCCACTGCCTGAATTTTTAATCTTATCCCAAAGACTCATAAAGAATTCTTTGGTTATTTTATTTCTAAGAAGTACTGCTGAGTTATTTGCTCTGCCACGTTGAGGATTAAGTTCCCACCAATTTCCAGATTTACAAGAAATCATTTCATCGTCATCAGCAGAAAATAGAGAAATCAGCGCAGCTCTACGAATGCCTCCGGCTAATACTGCATCTGCAATATGACACACCATATCATGCACTTCTATTGAAGATAATTTATCTCCATTCTCCTTTTGACTTAATATGCTCTCTAATTTAAATAGACACTCTTTTAGTGGTTGAGGTCCTGGTGCTTTACCTCCTGAAGTAACAAGTGCTGCACCTTTAGGTCTAATATCAGAGAAATCAAATTCTAGAGATGAGCTGCCTTCAAAATAAGATTTTACTAGAGCTTTTACTGCATCTGCCCAGCCTTCAATAGAATCATTGATTAAGAATCTCTTTTTTCTCTTTTTATTTGGAAGTTTTATCTCTGGTAACTTTTCTACGTGATGTTTTTGTACTGAAAATCCCACTCCAGTTCCACCTAGTAAAAGAAACATAATCTCTGAAAATGATCTATAATCATCTATAGGCAGATATGCACAGTTATAAATTCTATTTGGATTGATTTCGATAGACTTTCCTCCAAATTGAAGGCTTCTCATAGAAGGAAGTACTTTCTTGTCATAAACTAATTCATATGCATCTTCAATCTCTTTAGTTAATTGAGGGTACTTTTTAAGATGCATTTCCATGTTTCTCGTAACTAGATCTTCCCAAGTCTCTCTTCTTTGTAATTGCGGCAGATATTTTGAGTATTTCATATATACTGTAATATCTGATAATATTTTCTGTTCTATATTCATTATTAAAATTTTGACAATATTTTATACTTTGGGCTCTGAGATGAGTCCATTAATTAGATCAATATTTTTAAAATATTATTGACCTGGAGTCTTTGGATTTGATATTTTAGAAGGTCCTATTGTAGACAGTCTATTCAATTTGCTAGTACTAGGTGAATTTTGATTAGTTGCATTTAATGCAGCAACACTGTCATTATATTTACTAGGCGCATCAGTTGTTCTGTAATTATTGTTCTTAGTTGCCTTTTTAAATAGATCTATTAAAAAATTTGCCATATGTTAGTTTTTTTTCTTCGTAATAATAAATATACAATTATTTTGATAATTCAAAGAATTTTTTACTTAATATTGCTTTTTCTTCAGAAGATAATCCTGTTTTATCTTGAGTTTGAGCTGATGCTGCTGCCATGGTTCTGATTTCTTCTTCAGTTAGTTCTTTATCATCTATTTGTATAAACCCATTATCTGTGTCTATTATAGCATTATATGTCATACCATCACTACCATATCGGTTTTTCATAATATGTACTCTACCAGTTTTATTGATCTTATCAGCTCGTTTTCTTGATAACGACATAATAAAATCTGCAATCATGATCTTATTATATGAACCAGCAGCCTTGTCTCCTTCTACAATATCATCTTTAGCACCTTGACGATTAACTTGACTTACTGACCATATTGGAGTATTAAGCTCTCTTGCCATGCCTTTTATTGCAGTATACACATCATCTATTTCATCTTTTATTTCACCGCCAACTCTCTTCGACTTTAATAGATCTATATAGTCGATAATGATTAGATCTGGCTTGTGTCCCATGTCTGTGCATTTTCTAATATGAGATTCTACTGCATTTACAGTAGTTTTACCCATCGGGTATTCTGCAATAGTTAATCGACCTGGGAGATTGCTTACTACCTCTTCTACCTTCTCTCTATGTAAGTGTATTTCTTTAAATCCTATTCCTGTAAATACTGAGTCATATCTTTTACCTGTGTAGATGTCTGATAGTTCTAATGTATAATGATTTACTGTTAAACCATTCTTTACAGCCTCTGCTCCCAAATTTATTAAAAACCATGATTTACCTGAGCCTGGTCCACCAAATATAATACCAAGATCTCCTCTTCCTAGTCCACCCATAAGATGATCACTTATATTCTTCCATGGAGTTGGTACTGCCCGTCTATCATCTTCTCTATATCTTTGTTCAATGTCTTGAAGATACTCGTGTCCTATATTCTTATCAGCTCCAGCTTTAAGTGCAGAGTCTATTATTATTCTTATATCTTCAAATTGACCTTTAGACAGCAGATCTACTGAATTAAGTAGTGCTTTTTTGAGTTGTTGATTTTTACAAAAATTAGAAAATTCCTGCTCAATATAAAGATGATCCTCATTTGATGCTTTAAGTGCCTCCTTAACCTGTTCTGCTACTGAGACTTTAAGCACTTCATTTTGTATCTTCTTTACTTCTACTTGTAAAAATTCTATAGATGGATTTGTATGATATTTGAAATAGTACCTTAAAGTCTCTTTAACAATCCATTGTGATGCTGGACTATCAAACATCTCTGGCTCTACAACATCACTGATATTCTGTAAAAATTCTCTATGTTTTAAAAGAGAATTAAGAACTTTTGTTTGAAAACCAGACCCATAAGAATTTAAGGAGTTTAATTGACTCATAACTTTTTTATTTGTATTTTGCTATTTCGTTAAAATTTGTATATAACCAAGATTGTAAATTTGTAATGCTTGCTCCTAGTTGATCTTCATTATATAGAGAAGTAAATATTGCAGGTTCATATCCTTTATTAGGATTTTGTATCATTGAGTCTATTTCAATCTTTGAATCTTCTGGAATATTAGGTTCATCTAAATCCATTAATTGTCTATTGATCTCTAATTGATTTTTAAAAGCGTATATCTTTTGCAATATTGGTACTTCACTATCTTTGCATTTATTTATAATATGCTCTAGATTAATAGTACGTAATTCTCCTAATTCTGGAAAATGCTTTAACAAAGTCTTAGGACCTAATCCTTTAACTCCAGGAACATTATCGCCCTTGTCTCCAAGTAGTATCTTCTGAGTTAAGAAATTATTAGATGTGACTTCGTACTCACTTAAGACGTCTTTTGGAGAATAGAATTTTTTCTTTGTTGGAGAGTAAATACTTATTCTATCTGATGCTAGCTGTAGATAATCTCTGTCTGAAGACATAATAGTTACCTCTTTTCCTATATGTTTTGCTATATATCCTATGACATCATCTGCCTCTATCTTGTCTATTGATAGTAGATCTACTGGAAGACATTTGAGATAGTCTATGAGCCTCAGAAGCTGGTTTTTAATAGCATCAGATTCTTCATCTTGTGAATCAAATATATCCCAATTTGTAATGCGTTTTACTCCTCGATTGGCTTTGTATTCAGGGTAGAGGTAGCGCTTATTTGTAGAACTACCTCTACCATCGAATACTATTATGACACGTGTTGGTCTTACTAGTCTCATCCCATATGCCATAGACTTAAGAAACCCCGTTAGTGCTCCTATATGCTGCCCTGCTGGATTTACATGCTGGATCATTGCAAAGGATCTTAGAAAGTTGTTGAGTTAAAGACCGTCGACTATGAAAACCTTTGAATTCAGGCTTAAGTCGACGGTGTGTATTATTTTGTGAAAGATCATTTATCATTTCTACGTATCTACTATTCATATTATAGATTTAATTTTTTTTGTTTACAATTATCAAAGTGCCATTGGATCATATTACTCTTATTCGCTATTTTTTTGCAATACGGACATTGTACTAAAGGTCTATTTTTAGCAGATTCACTTTGTATGATTTTAGTTTTTTCTGGTGTTTTTAGTCCTTTATTCCATGTACTCATCCCTATAAAAAATGATCCTGAATTTACTTTATGTGGAAATTTTTTATCTTTATTCCATGGAATTCTATTTTTAATACTCTCAATATAGCATTGTTTAGCTTCTGCTGATATTCTTATATTATGTCTACCTGTATTTTTATTTTTAATGCACATTAAATGAAAAGCATATGTTAACTTTTTATTTTTAGGAAAACTTCTATGTAATAACCAGTGCGCTAATATGTGTTCTCTAATAGTTAATAAAACTATATTTTTATTATTTGTATTTCTTTTATCACCAGTTCCCCCCAAACATACTGGAACTATGTGATGAGACTCATAATAAACCTCTTTATTTTTTGTTCTTTTCTCCAATTTACATTTACATACTAATCTATTGTATATTTTTAAGTAATCCATAAAATAAAATGGACTCATCGAAGTCAAAGGTCGGGCAATGACCAATGATTCTAGAGTCCAATAAGTTTATTATAGATAGTTAATTGCCCTAACTTTCTATCTATAATAAATATTTAATTTTTAAGAATCTTCAGTATCAAATATATCATTCTTTGATGGATCTTCTTCTTCTACAATATCAAATGTTTCAGAACCCAATATCTTTGTCCACTCATGAGAATATTCATTTTTATATTTATTTATCGCCGATAGAGAATCATCAATAAAACCATGTGCTGTCATTATGACTTTGCCTACGGCCGTAACACCTGTTATATGATTTTTATCGCAGGAAATTCTAGTTCTCTTAGCAAATTCTACGTCTTTTCCGTTTTTTGTAGCTTTTATTTTATTAGTACCCGCCTTTGAAATATTCCCAAAAGTGATTACAAGAGTGGCATCAAAATACATAGTATTACCTCCTTTATTCTGTAAAGTTGGTTGTCCCATTGGGTTATCTGGTTTTGCAACCCATACTTTATTTATAGCTACAAGGGTATTAGTATATGGTTGACTTTCTTTTCTTGACATAATAATACGCTGATTGATGAAGTTGCCAAATTGAGTTGACATAGCACC